TAGTAAAATCTTGTGCCATATTCCTCCTATAAAGCTATTGCCATTGCAACAGCAAATCCGTTACTTGCCGCTCCTACCGGCGTTCCAGTTGCATCTAAAAAAACTGACTTACTTGCAGGCATTGTACAAAACACACTCAATGTGCTTGAACCGCCTGAATTAAAATTTATGTTCGACGTATTACCTGAAGAGTTACTCAAAACTGTACTTCGTGAAAGAGTATCTGGTGTTGCATCAGTTACAGTGCCAAGACCTATTTCAAAAAGGTTTGTGCCTTCTTCAAATATAGCATAGTAAGTCGTGTTACCAGTTCCAATTCCTGAAACAAAAGTTTGAAAACCTGTGACAGCACCTGCAAGATTTATAGTTCCTGTGCCTTGTGATGTACTAGTTTCTCTTACTCTATCATTTAATACTAAAGCCATTTAATCTCCTATTAGCTCATGCTTATAATAGCATTAGCTGGTGTCGTTGGATCAGGGTAAGTAATTTTAAATGTACCATTCGTACAAGTTTTATCTCCACCGAAATCCAATACCACAACTAACGGATCACCCGTAGCTGTATCATTGTAAATAGCTGCAAACGCTGCTGTGAACGTTGCACTTGACCAAGTTGAATCTCCAAAGTCAACTGAAGCAACAGCTGTTGAAGATGCAACTGCTTGCGAAGACAAAGATTGTCTTGTGTAGTTACTTCCTCCACCTGTACTAACTTCATTTGTTCCAGAGACTGTTGTACTTGCTGTTGTATATACAGCACTAATTGATCCTGTGTATAAAGCTATTTTAAAATCATTTCCACCTGACGCGAAGTTATGTGTTCCTGAAAACAATTCTCCACGAAAAGAGTTTGGTATTACGTTAGCCATATTTTTATCTCCTTAATAATCTGATGGAAACGGTGATTTAAGAGCCGTACGAATAACTCCATCCTGATATTCGTCTCTGCGTCTTCTACCTTGTTGTTCGATAGAATACGTTTGTAAAGCATCATTGTATGCCTGTTGATAGTATTGTACCATATCTGGCGGACCTTTCAAGTACCCATATGCATTGATCAAGGATGCGTACAAAAGTAAGTCTTGATATTTGTTAGACAAATATGTGCCATTGGTACTTGGTGGTGCTGCTCCTGTGGTTACAGTTATACTTTCGGGCTGTTTAATGTAAGCTAAAGTTATCTCATATTGTGCATCTGGAGTGGGTGCTACTACCCAAAAATTAGCATCCCAGTTTGCATAATATTTTGGAAATCCTTGACTTGTATTTGGTGTATCATAATAAGTAGCCATGTAAGAAGTATCTTTTTTTTCTAAAAATACTTGATTGTTATTTGCAGTATCTTTTAACTGCACATATCTTATAATTCTTAAATCTGATGGAATAGTAACATATCTATTTCCAGTGGTTAAAGTTGAAGTAGCATAAAATCTATTATCGTCATTATCTGCTGATCTATATATTCTATTTTCTGCATTTTTAATTAATGTATCTAAAACAGCATCTGTTAGTACTGTGCTACTAACTTCTGTATAACTTCTAATATCATCTCTTAAATTTGTTAGTGTATAAGCCATTATATTATTCCTCTTCCTATTGGACTAAAATAAACATTTGGTCCACCTCCAACTTCTGTTGATGTTGCAGCAGTTGGCAAAGTAAATGTAAAACCTGTATTTACAGTTATTTCGGATGGTACACCAGGATTTTTTTGTGTTCTAGTCGTAATACTTGCTACATTAAAAGCTCCAAAAACAGTGTCACCTGTTTTGTGTTCATTTGCTGTTGTAGCAGGAGGGGTTGAACCTCTGAAAGGAGCATTTGTTGCTCTTGTTAAACTTGAAAGAGTTTGTGATCCTGTTGTATTAGTGTCATATTTAATAATTTCAAAAGCTTTTTCTGGAACATAGTCAGGATTTGTTGCAGCTGGTGTTGTAAAACTTTGAATAAAAACATAACCCGATGACGGAAATTGACTTGTGCTATCACAGACTATGGTCGTAGATGAAGTTGTCATATCAGATGCTAAAGTTGCAACAGGTGCTAATAAAACATTATTTACTCCTCCAACACTATCAGCAGTAACATTTAAAAATGTTACAGCATCGCCTATTTCTAATTGTGTATCATCTAAAGTAACCGTAGCTGTTGTAGTGCCATTCATAGAAAATGGATCAGGATTTAAAATTCCTGGACTAGGTATTGATGGTGATCTAGGTCTAGCATGTTCTAAAGCTTGTGGATCAGAGCCATGTGGTCTTGGACTTACTTGTGGTGATTTAGGTTCAAATTCTGAAGTATGAACTCTAGCACCTGTCCATTCAACAACCATCTCTTGATACGGAAATGCAAAACCAGATCTGTCTGATATAAATTGTGCATATTTGCCTGATGAAAATTTTGCCATTATGCTCCTGGATAATATGTTTTAGGTGTTAAGAAAGAACTAGAAGGTGAACCATCTTCTGCTAACGCTCTTGCTAATTCATCTTCATATAGTAATTTTAAATTTTGAACTCTATCTAAAGCCCATTTTTGTGATAAATAAAAAGCTAAACCTGAAACCATACATGGCACAAATCTATTAGGCACATCACCAACATTATCGTAATTACCTGCATCGGTAATTCTTTTAACGTAATTTATATACATATAATTTGCTGCAGCACTTGAGTCTGGTGTAGGATAAACAGTTACTGTTGTTCTATCAATAAATCTTTGGACCCAATATTGAGATGGTGTTCCTTTTGATAATTTATTTGAAAAAGCAGAATATGTTGATCTATCAACTTTTGTCATAGGACTGTCTGATTGATTTGTATTTCCATAATTTTGTCTAAAACTTGCTTCCATAATGTCTGATAGACCATACACACTTGCAGGATCAACTGTTGTTGTGCTAGCTCCATCAGCTGTATCTCTATAAAATATATATTCAGCTTGACCCTCTACTAAATCTATATTTGTACTTCCAACCTCCCAATAATGCAGTCCTCTGTTTTCCCATTCTTGAAACAAAATATTTAAAGATCTTCTAGCTGCTTTTAGTTGATAACCAGTTATACCTTGAACACCACATCTTTCATAAGCATCTTCTATTACTTCATCTATTGTAAAAGTAGATTCAAATTTAGAAGCAGCAGATATTGATCCAGCCGCTGGTGTGTATGCAGCGCCACCCATTCCAGAGTGATTTGTGCAATAATAATATAAAGTAGGTGCATAGTTTGCAACTACTATAGTTGTTTTAGATCCCGCTGTTCCTGTGCTACCTCCTGATCCAGGAGTGGTGGTTACACCGGTGGTATATGCCGTTCCTCCGGCCCATGTACCATTTGGTGTAGTTGAAAAAGCTATTTGGTGAGTTAAGTTTGTACTATCTGATTGATCAAAGATATATGTATTACCTTCAATTAAATTTAAGTCAGGACTTACCGTCCCGTTAATATAATATTTATTACCGGTTCCGTATTGATTAGTCCCTGTTGCTACAGTGACTGTATAAGTGATCGTAGCCACAGTAATCTCCTATCCAAAAATTACCGTACAAAATGTAACCGCAGTTCCGATTGTAAGTTTTAAACTTGTTTCACATCTAATTCCATCGCCTGGAAACTGAATGTATTCTGTTAAACCATCTCCATTAGTATTGGTAGTGGCTCTTACTGTCAACTCTGCAACAGTTGCACTATCATCTTTTAAAGTAACAGTGCTCTGTGCAACATTTGGTTCTTTGTTGATGTAAAGACCTACAATTCGAGCAGGGCCAGCAAATATAGTATGCGTCGCTACAGTTGATTTTTGTACTGCTTTTAC